TATATTTTACCTTTTACTCATAGCGAATGTAGTAAATTATATGAAGACGAGGTTTATTTGTATTTAAAAGGGTTAGATAAGATTTACGTTAGAGACAAGAAAGAATTCCTACACTATACAATTTTAAAGCAGCTTGTAGATATAACATTAGGATCTCCTCCGTATATACCTCCCCAAACAACAGCGCACACAATTTTATATAATAGATTCCCCGATTTATTAACCATAAACCAACTCGTGCCAATTACCAAGCATTATGAGGTTTGCGAGCAAATATATGATGACTTAGAGCACCGCGTTAATACCGTGGTAAACCCGTTCTATAATGACAAGGCTACGCTAGTATTTAATGCAATAGAACGTAATGGTATAAAAATTGATAAAAATGAATTCAAAACGCACTTCCACCAGACCGAAGACGAATTTGTCTACACGCAATACAATTTCAAAACGCTTACAACGCGCCCATCAAATAAATTTAATGGAGTCAACTATGCGGCCCTCAATAAGGAGAATGGGTGTAGGAGAAGCTTTATCCCCAATAATAGAAAATTTGTGGAATTGGACATTTCTGCTTATCACCCTACCCTTAGTGCTATGCTTGTTGATTATGTTTTTGATGAGGGAGATATACATGAGAGTTTCGCCAAGATGTATGGCGTGGATTACCAAAAAGCTAAGGAATTAACGTTTAAACAACTATACGGAGGAGTATTTGAACAATATAAAGACCTGGAGTACTTTAGGAAAATCCAAGTATATACGGACAAATTGTGGGCAGATTACCAAGAGCAAGGTTGGATAGAAGCACCTATCTCCGGTTATCAATTTTGCAAGTGGGAATTAGAAAACATGAACCCACAAAAGTTATTTAACTATGTTTTACAAAACATGGAGACAAGCGTGAATATCGAGATATTATTTCGTATATTTAAGCTATTAAAAGGACGAAAAACTAAGTTAGTTTTATATACTTATGATTCATTCTTGTTCGATTTTGACGAGGATGAAATGGAGGTTATGACGCAGATTAAAGAGGTTTTTAGTAAATTAAAGTTACAAATAAAAGAAAAACATGGAAGCAACTACGATTTTTAACAGGGGCCAAAGTACCACATCTCATTCGGGGTTATCTGATGGTATTTTGGACACATTCAATCATATGTATGGGGGATACGATTTTGAACATTCAAAACAATCCCTTGATTTGAACAATAAGCTTTTTTGTACATTCACTACGTTGGATGAACTAGATAATTTAGTGGCTGATTTAACTTCCCGTTATACGATTATGTATAACAAGATGTTTGTATTGCAAGTAAAAAGCAATAACGAATATGTTGTTACTTATAATGTAGAACAGGGTAATTTATCATCTATCCCAGAAAACACTATTTTAGTGCATCGTAAAAAAGATAGTAATACTCTTTATACGATTAATGCCTTAAATGAATTAATTAAATCACTTAATGGTGGTGTAGTTGATCCTCGTTTTAGAATTGATTGGCAACATTATCGTAATACAATTCTACTTACACAACAAAACGAATTAAAAGAACTTAAAACAAAGATTCACACTATTATTGAACTTTAATTTTTAGGTAAATGGTTATAGTTGGAATTCACTCGGGGCATGATGCTTCCCTTTCCGTAGTTAAAGATGGAAAACTTATTTATGCTAGTTCTGTAGAACGACATACAAAAGTTAAAAAAGATTTTTCCCTTACTAAGGAATTTTTTGTTGAGACTCTAAAATGTTTAGGGATTACTTTAGATGATATTGGGGCTATTACAATGGGGTTCTGGAATAAAGGAACCTGTGATTTTATCTCATTATATTCCCCAGAAGATAAATTTTACCCTTTTAATACATTTGGGACATACAATCAATCCTCTCGTATATTAAACCATATAGAGGGAACAGCACGTCCAGAACTTATCAAAGGTAAAGGTTATACTATGCCCGATACCATAGATAGAATGAACTATCCTTTTGCTGATTGGCATCAAACTTTTAGATCTCATTTAGAAATGAATGTTGAGATTGAAGGTTATGATCGTTTAATTCCCGGGTTTTATGTTAACCACCAAACGGCTCATGCTGCCTCAACTTTCTTTACATCCCCCTTTGAAAAATCTGCAATTTTTACAGCAGATGCTTCAATGCATGATCATTCAAATTGTAGTGGGTATTTTATAGGTAGAGGTAATAAACTCCAACCTTTCCGTGCCCCAGGTTATATGATGGGTAATTTTTATGATGCTGCTACAGAATGGTTAGGTTTAGGTCCTGGGACTTTAAAAGCAGGCACTTTAATGGGATTATCATCATATGGTAAAGTAAGTAAAAAAGCCCAAGATAATTGGAAAAAATGGACTTGTCCTATTTGGCATCGCAATACCCCAGAAGAAGACCATTTTTATGTTGAGTGGTTATTTGCCCAAATTACAGGTAGATTTCCCTACATAGGAGCTCTTAGATCCGAAATTAAAAATAATGAACCTGGATCTGAACATTATACTAAAGAATGGCAAACCGTATTTACTAAAGAAGAATCTACTACTCAAGAAGTTATGGACTATGCCGCAGATGTGCAGTTTATTACTGAAAGATCATTAGTTGAGTATTCGCAACAATTATTCGAAGAATCTGAACCTTTTAATGGTCATAATTTATGTTCTGCTGGGGGTATTTTCTTAAACTGTAATGCCAATCATAAGATTCTTACAGAAACTGGATTCGAAAGAATGCACCTGTTCCCAGCTTGTGGTGATGATGGAGTTTCTGCGGGATCAGCCTTATATGTGCTACACCACATTCTCCATTTTCCGCGAGTAGAATACACTAATTCAGATTTAGCATATTTAGGATTTTCTTATAACCACCAACCCCAAAGTAAATACCAATCCTATAACCTCGATTTAGATCGAATAGCAAATGCTTTATCTAAATCTCAAATTGTTTGTTGGTATCAAGGTCGAAGTGAATTTGGTCCACGTGCTCTAGGTAATCGCTCATTTATTACAGATCCTCGTAATCCTAAAATGAAGGATATTTTAAATTCACGAGTTAAATTTAGAGAATGGTATCGCCCGTTTGCCCCAATTGTTTTAAATGAGCATAAAGAAGAATGGTTTAATATGGATTTTGAATCACCCTTTATGTTACACACAGTTCCTTGTAAGCGCCCCCAAGAAATTCCTTCAGTAGCACACATTGATAACTCATCTCGAGTTCAAACTTTGAGAAGAGAAGATAATACATTACTTTATGATTTAATTGAAAAATTTAAATTTAGAACAGGTGTTCCTGTTGTAATGAATACTTCATTAAATGTTAAAGGAGAACCAATTGTTGAAACTCCTGAAGATGCTATGAGACTATTTGAGCAATCAGATGTGGATGTTTTAGTAATAAATGATAAAATGTATTTTAAGTAAGCTTGGAGACCCCAAAGCTGTTTTGTATATTTAGTTTCAAATAAAAATTAGTTATATTATGGATTTAGACGTAATCAAGCAGCGTTTAGAGGCCCTGCAAAAACCTGCCTCTAACAACAACAATAACAATGGTAAATCATTGTTCTGGAAACCTACTATTGGTAAGGAATCTATTCGAATCATGCCTTCGAAGTTTAACAAAACCACTCCATTTAGTGAATTGTATTTCCACTATGGTATTGGTAAACCTGTAATGATCTCTCCTATTAACTGGGGTGAAAAAGATCCATTGGTTGAATTTGCTAAAAAACTTCGTCAAACTGACAACCCTGAGAACTGGAAGTTGGCTAAGAAACTTGAACCAAAAGTTCGTTATTTCGCTCCTGTTATCGTTCGTGGTATGGAAGATGAAGGCGTTAAAATTTGGCAGTTCGGTAAAGAATTGTATTCTACATTCCTCCAGCTAGCTATGGACGAAGAAGTTGGTGACTACACGGACGTAAACCAAGGTCGTGATATTAAATTGACTACTGAAGGTCCTGAAATGACAGGAACTAAGTATAACCGCACTACAGCAGGCCCTTCTATGAAAGTTACTCCTGCTTCTGAAGATGCTTCTCAAATTGAGTTGTGGTTAGAAAACCAAGTTAATCCTAGTGAAGTATTTAAGAAAATTTCTTACGAAGAAATGAAAGAAGCTCTTGAATCTTGGTTAACTCCTGAAGATGTAGCTCAAGAAGGCGATATTATTGATGATGAAAAGGAAGTTGAGGAAGCCCCAAAAACTAACTATTCACTTAACACATCTACCCAAAACGTAAAAGCTACTAAACTTGATAAGTTTGATAGTTTGTTTGATGGTGATGATGATGATTTGCCATTCTAATTATGGCTAGAAAAGCAAGTAAATCTTTAACCGCAGCTGTATCAGCTGAGATTAAAAATAATTTTGATCTAGGGAGTTTTAAAAATAAAAAGGGTCTAACCGGCTCTGTTAAATTTAAACCCCAACAATGGATCCCACTATCACCTGCTTTCCAATCAGTAACATCTGTGCCTGGTATTCCAGCCGGTCACATTTGTTTGCTGAGAGGTCACTCGGATACAGGTAAAACAACAGCACTTATTGAAGCGGCTGTAGCTTGTCAAAAAGCAGGTGTCCTACCAGTATTCATCGTTACTGAAATGAAATGGAACTGGGAGCACGCTACTCAAATGGGTCTTCAAATTGAGGAAGTTTGGGATGAAGAAACTGGTGAATTGATTGACTATAAAGGTTTCTTTATTTATGCTGACCGTGAAACCATCCACACAATTGAAGATGTAGCAGCATTTGTTTTAGATTTGCTCGATGAGCAGAAAAAAGGCAATCTACCATATGATTTGTGTTTCTTCTGGGATTCAATCGGTTCTGTACCTTGTGAAATGTCTGTTAAATCTAACAAGAATAACAACGAATGGAACGCCGGTGCTATGTCAACTCAATTTGGTAACAGCGTAAATCAGTTAATTACATTGTCTCGTAAAGAATCTTCTAAATATACCAATACATTGGTTTGTGTTAATAAGGTTTGGACGGCTAAACCAGATAACCCAATGGGTCAACCTAAGTTGATGAACAAGGGTGGTTTTGCTATGTGGTTTGATGCTACATTTGTAATTACATTTGGTAATATTGCTAATGCTGGAACCTCTAAGATCAAAGCGATTAAAGATGGTAAACAAGTAGAATTTGCTAAACGCACTAACCTTCAGATTGATAAAAATCACATCAATGGTATTACTACACGAGGTAAAATTATTATGACACCTCATGGTTTTATTGAAGATAGTGATAAAGATTTGAAAGGGTATAAAGACGCTCACGCAGAAGAATGGAAGGCTATTTTAGGTGGAGGTAACTTTGATATTATTGAAGAAACCGATTCCGTAGATATAACTTCTACTTACGAGCAAGAACCAGAATAACATTATGGCACATAAAGATTTATTAGAGCTCCTCAACAGTATGGATGAGGTTAATGACACTGTATCCTCACCTCATGAGAGAGTATTACTAATTGACGGTCTAAATCTATTTTTCAGGAACTTCGCAATGCTCAATATTGTTAATGAGCACGGTGTTCATGTAGGTGGGTTAGGTGGATTCGTCCGTTCGTTGGGGACTCTAATAAATGCTATTGAACCTACATCTATGTATGTGATTTTTGATGGAGAAAATTCATCAATGAATCGTAAAAATGTCCTCTCGGAATATAAAGCTGGCCGTCACCAGTCTCGTATTACTAACTGGGAAATTTTTGATGATGTAGGAGATGAGCACGATGCTAAAGTAGATCAAATTGTAAGATTAATCGATTATCTCAAGTGTCTTCCTGTTAAAACCATAGCGCTCGATAAGGTAGAGGCCGACGATATTATCGCGCATTTAGCAACGACTATCACAAATAACAATGACAACTCACGTGCGTTTATTGTATCAAGCGATAAAGATTTTATTCAATTAACAAGTAATAAAATTTGTGTATATCGTCCTATTGAAAAGGATTATTATACACCTGATACTGTAAGAGAAAAATTTGGTGTATTACCTGAAAACTTTATCCTATATAAGGTATTAATGGGGGATGCTTCAGATAAAATTCCTGGAATTAAAGGTTTAGGTATTAAAAAATTACATAAACTATTTCCTGAATTAAATGAACGTATTCTTACCTTAGATGACATTTTAGAAATTAGTGCTGGGAAATACAAGGAAAATGTCATATATTCAAGAGTAGTATTTGAAGAAAGTAACCTAAGAAAAAATTATCAAATTATGGATTTACATAAACCCATGATGGATAACTTAGAAAAGCAATACATAGAAGAGCAAATTGAAGAAAAAGCTCCCGTGCTAAATGCTAAAATGTTTCTTAAATTCTACCAAGAAGATGGTTTGCGCCATCTAATCAAAAACCCAGAGTTCTGGGTTAACAATCAGTTTCGAACATTAAATAGTTTTGTAGATGACTCTAAGTGATTTAAATAAATATGGCCCCACGTTCCAAATAAAAGTGATTCATTCTCTTTTAGAGCGTAAAGAGTTTCTAATAAACATTCACGATATCTTAGAATCTAGTTTCTTTGATAACCAAGCACATAAGTGGATTATTGATAATATTCTTAAATATTATGATAATTACCATACAACACCTACTCCTGAGGTGTTAAAATCTGAATATGAAAAGGTTACTAATGATGTTCTAAAAGTCTCAATTCGCGAACAACTTAGAGAAGCATATAAAATCACCTCTTCAGACTCAGAATATATTGAATCCGAATTCTCAGCATTTTGTAAAAACCAACAACTAAAAAAAGCATTGCTTAATAGTGTTGATTTGCTCAAAGCTGAGGATTATGATTCAATTCGAGGTTTAATTGATAGTGCCCTTAAAGCAGGGATGGATAAAAATATTGGACATGAATATCTTAAAGATTTTGAAACACGTTATCGCGAAGAACACCGAATTACTATCCCAACTCCCTGGAGTGAGTTTAATGAATTACTACAGGGTGGACTTGGAAATGGCGATTTTGGTCTTATTTTTGGTGGCCCAGGAGCTGGAAAGTCTTGGTCGCTCGTTGCTCTAGCAGGTCAAGCTGTTAAACTAGGTTTTAACGTAGTTTATTATACTCTTGAATTAGGTGAAGATTATGTAGGTCGTCGTTTTGATGCTTACTTTACCCAAATCCCAGCTAATGAAATTACGATGCATAAAGATAAGGTTGAAGCAACTATGACTAAGTTACCTGGGAATCTCGTTATTAAAGGTTTTCCTCCCGGTAAAGCTACTATATCAACTATTGAATCTCATATACAAAAATGTGGGGATTTAGGAACTAAGATTGATTTAGTAGTTATTGATTATGTTGACCTTCTTCGCTCTAAAAAGTCATCTAAGGAACGTAAGGAAGAAATTGATGATATTTATACAAGCACGAAAGGATTAGCCCGCGAGCTTGATATCCCGATTTGGTCTGCGTCACAAGTTAATAGACAAGGCGCTTTAGATGAAGTCATCGAAGGACATAAAGCGGCGGGCTCTTATGACAAAATGATGATTACAGATTTTGCAGCATCAATTAGTCGTCGTGCTAAAGATAAACAAACTGGGGTTGGTAAACTCCACATTATGAAAAACCGATACGGAATGGATGGATTAACCTTTAACGCTTCTATTAATATTGCTATAGGTCAATATACTATTATTAGCGATGAAGAGTATAATAATCTAGCCGATTTGGGACCACAAGAATCTACTACTGATTCAAGTCCTATCAAGGACAATTTTAGCATGGCTGAACGCAACCAGCTTGCTATGAACAAACATTTATTGAATTCCTAATTTTAATTAATTAAACTAATGGCAAAGAAAAATCTTTTGCAAGAACGTATTGTCTACAAACCATTCGAGTATCAAGAAGCTGCAGATTACTGGTTAAAGCAACAACAAGCTCACTGGCTCCACACTGAAGTTCCTATGATGTCCGATTTAACAGATTGGAATTCAAATTTAAATGAAACTGAAAAAAATATTATTGGTTCTATCCTTAAAGGATTTGCTCAAACAGAAACAGTTGTAAATGATTATTGGTCAGGATTAGTAACTAAGTGGTTTAGAAAACCCGAGGTTATTATGATGGCTACAACATTTGGGGCATTTGAAACAATCCACGCTGAAGCTTATTCACTATTAAATGAAACACTTGGACTTGAAAACTTCGCCGAATTTATGGAAGATGAGGCTACGATGGCTAAAATTGAAAACCTTACTGCTGTTAGGGATAGTTTTAATGGCGAAAAAGATTTGCATGAAATTGCTAAATCCCTTGCCATATTCTCCGCATTTACCGAGGGAGTTAACCTATTCAGTTCCTTTGCCGTTCTCTTATCTTTTAAGATGCGAAACAAGCTTAAGGGTGTGGGTCAAATTGTTGAATGGTCTATTAGAGACGAATCTCTCCACTCTGAAGCAGGTTGCTGGCTCTTCAGAACATTAATTGAAGAAAACCCAGAACTTAAAACGAAAGAACTAGAAGCAGCAATTAATGAGGCTGCGTTATTATCACTACAACTCGAATTAGATTTTATTAGAAAATGCTATTCGTTAGGTGATTTAGAAGGTTGTTCACAATATGATCTAGAACATTTTATTAAAAACCGAGTTAATGCTAAATTAGGAGACTTAGGTTATAAAGGAATTGTTGGTAACATTGATATGACAGCCGTAGAACGTATGAAATGGTTTGACCACTTATCTGCTGGTAAACAACATACTGATTTCTTTGCTAATCGTGTAACTAATTATTCAAAAGGTCATTTAACATGGGACGAAAGTATTTTTTAATAGCCCTATTATTATCAACATTTTCGATGTTTGGAAGTCACCTCTCTGGGGGTGACATCCAATATCGTTATATTGGTGATTCAACAGGAACAGCAAGACACTATAAAGTAATTTTACGTGTTTATAGAGATGTGAGTGGTATTGGAATGCCTGCTACTGAAACAGTAACAGTAAGTTCTAATTGTTATTCTAACCTAAATGTCCCTATGACATTAGTCGCGGGCTCAGGTGTTGTATCCCCTACATTATTTGATTGTGTTACCCCAGGCCCATCAACCAAAACGTTAGAAGTATACCAATATATTGGGTATGTAATATTACCAGGTAACTGTTCTACTTATAGATTTTGGTATTCTAATTGTTGCCGACCCCCAGGAATTACTAATATTAATACATCAAACGGAAATGGAGCAGATGGTTTCTATTTTGATGCCTTATTAGATAATGCTTCACAGGGACAAAACTCATCCCCGATTTTTGTTAGTGAACCTGTTAGAGCATTTTGTGTAGGTAATCATTTTAATTGGAAACAAACCACAATTGAAGCAGATGGTGATTCAGTTGTATATTCACTTATTAATTGTAGAGAAAACGCATACCCTAACCAAACAGATATTCCATTTGATGCTGGGTGGACAGCCCAACAACCCTTAACTTCAACTTACTTTAATTTAAACCCAAATACAGGTTTAATTTCCTTTTTACCAACAAACCAAGAAATTGATGTTTTATCTGTTTTAGTAGAGGAATATAGATACGATTCTACTTGGGGGTATTGGTTTAAAGTAGGTAGTGCTTCACGAGACATGATGATTTCAATCTCAGCACTTTGTAACCCATCAGCTATGAGTGGAGTTCAATATGATTCATCTACTTATCCTATTGATACTGTTACTGGTTTTCCTTATGTAGAAGTTGATTGTGCTGATAGTACTTTTACTTTAAAGTTTCATATCAATTTAGATGGAACATCTATTAATGATATTGATTTTAGGATGACTAATACTATGACTAATCAACCTGAAGCTATTCAATCAATTTGGTCTGCTTTAGATGTTAATTTAGAAACAGATTCAGTAGTAGTTAATATGTTATTCCCGTTTAGCCAAGAAGGTGATTATTACTTATATAGTAAAAAAGGTAATGACGGAAACACATTAGTAAATAAGTGTGGGATCCCAATGGCTGAATTTGATACTATTTTAGTTAAAGTAGGCCCTTGCCCTGAACCA